ATAGAGTCAAAGAGACGACCACAAGCACAGGCACTGGTACAATTAACCTTGCTGGAGCTGAGACTGGTTTTGAAACTTTTGTAGCAGGAATAGGTAATAGTAACACAACTTACTATTGTATTCAGGCACAGGGTGGTTCTGCTTTTGAGATAGGTGTCGGAACAGTTACTGATGCTTCACCTGATACCCTTTCACGTACAACAATTATTTCTAGTTCTAACTCTGATAGTGCTGTTGATTTTGCAGCAGGTACAAAAGACGTATTTTGTACACTACCTGCATCCAAGGCTGTCATAGAAGATAATAGTACAAACGCAGACATTGCTGGAAACTTAACTGTCGGTGGCACGGTTGATGGCGTAGACATCGCTACAAGGGACGCCGTATTAACTTCTACTACAACCACAGCAAACGCCGCTTTACCAAAATCTGGCGGAACTATGTCAGGTAATTTAGTTCTTAGTGGTGCTAATATAACTATGTCAGGTTCAGAAACTGTTGACGGCGTAGATATTTCAGCAAGAGATTCAGTATTAACTTCTACAACCACTACCGCTAATGCCGCTTTACCAAAAGCTGGTGGCACAATGACTGGCGATTTAATCCTTGGAGATAATATTAAGATAGAAGTAGGAGATGCTACAGGTGGGGATTTAGAAATTTTTCACGACACTACTAACTCAAATATTGTTAATAATACAGGTGCATTAAAATTTAGGTCTGACAACTATACTATTAGGAGTGCAGATGATGCCACAAACAGTATTCTTGCTAATCCTTCAGGAGCAGTTACTCTTCATCACAACGGCACAGCAAAATTTGCAACCACTTCAGGTGGTTTTGATGGGTCAGGCGATACATTTACATTCACCACCGGTGGAACAGAGTTTGGTAGAATCGAAAATGATTCGAATGATATGTACATTCGATCAATGGTTCAAGATAAAGATATACAGTTTAGAGGTAATGATGGTGGATCTGAAATAACAGCCCTTACACTTGACATGTCTGCTGCTGGTGCTTTGGTAGTAGGTAGTGATGTTAAATTACCAGACAACGGAAAAGTTATATTTGGTGCAGGGTCAGATTTTCAAATTTACCATAATGGCGCACAAACTATTATGGATGACGCTGGCACTGGTAGTTTAGAAGTAAGGTCAAATGCATTTACTATTGGAACTGCTGGTGGTTTAGCAAGTATGGCAACATTTACTGAAGGTGGTAGTGTTGTTCTGTTTCACAATGGCTCATCTAAATTTTCAACAAATGCTAATGGAGTACAAGTTGCTGCTGACCAAAGAATAGAAATCGTTAATGGTAGTAACTGGTCAGGTGAACAAGTAGGTAAAATAGAACATCACTCTAACAGTATGTATCATCAATATAATACTAGTTTTATTACGAGAAATTCAAGTGGTAGTAATACTCTTACTATCGATTCTTCTGGGAATGCTACTTTTGGTGGCAATGTCACCGCCTATTCCGACATTCGTTTAAAAGACAATATTCAAACAATAGACAATGCTCTTGATAAAGTATGTAAATTAAGAGGTGTTGAATACACAAGAAAACAAACAGGAGTTAGAGAGATAGGTGTTATTGCTAACGAGGTAAAAGAAGTTGTACCTGAGTTAGTAACTGTTACAGATTTAAGATCAGATATTAATCCAGATGAATTAAACGATGTTCACGTGATGAAATATCAAAACACTGTTGGTTTACTTATCGAAGCAATAAAAGATTTAAAAGCTGAAATCGAAGAACTAAAGAAGGCTAAATAATGTTTTTCGGAGCAACCGCATTTGGACAGGCACCATTCGGAGATGTCGGTGAATCAGCAAGCGTAATTACAGTTACACCTACAGGTCACTCGCTTACACTAACTTTATCTAATGCATACTCAGTACAGAAAACTCACTTTGTAAATGGCTTTAGTTTAAATGTAGGTCTTGGTAGTGTTAACATAAATACACAGATGCAAGTGAATGGTCAAAGTGCGACCATTGCATTGAACTCTCCTACAGTTATTGCTGATGGTACAATTCATTTACCAGCAAACAGTTTGGGAATGACTATAAGTCTTGGAGCTGAAACAGGAAGAGTATTAAAAGAACAACAAGGATTTAGTTTAACGTCTGCAACATCAGGAGTGCAGTCAGTTAGTGGTACTTCTTTACTGACTGTTTCAGGAAACAGTCTGACAAGTTCTGTTGGAACTGTTGCACTAGGTCCAGGAATAACAGCTCCTTCTGCTCTTACTTCTCAAGTTACAGGACTGCCGGCAGCAGACGTAACAAAAGTTGTTACTGTAGTAAATGTTGGTGGATATGGAAATGTTTTTGTTATTGATGGTGTGCAAAAACCTACATTGAATTTAGTGAAGGGTAGAAGATACATTTTTGATCAGAGTAATGAAACAAATGCAACACATCCGCTCAGATTTATAACAACGGCTGGTGTTCCTATTACAGATGGAGTTGTCGTAACCGGCACACCTGGTCAAGCAGGAGCAAATGTAGCGTTTACTGTGCCTTTCAATACATTTGAAACTATAAGATACTATTGTACTACTCACGGGTTGGCCATGGGTAATACCATTGATATCGAGGGTGTAAAAGTAAAACTAGCTCCAGTTGCTGCTGTATCAGGCCTGTCAATGACTGCTTCTGTAAACTCAGTAATACCGGGTTGGAATGCTCTTGTTTCTGGACAATCCGCGACTTTATCCGTAAATAGTGTAGGACAAGGATATGGTGTAAATGTATCAGGAAATTCCTTGACAACTGCTGTAGGCACAACTTCTACGTTTACATTTAGTGATGTAGATGATACAACTACAGCTACGATACCTTTAACTTCTGTAGATACTACTGGAGCAGGTGGAAGCTCTTGGACTGAGGTAGATGAATCGGGGGCTGGAACAATTGAAGGAGAAGCAGCATAATGGCATCAAGTTATTCGACTAGATTAAAAATAGAATTAATTGGTAGTGGAGAACAAGCAAACTCTTGGGGTAACACTACAAACAATACATTTAGTAATACTTTTGAAGAGTCTATATCAGGAGTATATTCAAAGGATTTAGGATCAGCAGGCTCTACGGTTACGCTTACGCATACAGACGGACCAGTGACTGCAGCTAACAACGAAGTTAGACAAGCAGCGATTAGGTTTCATAATTTTACTGCTGCAAAAACTATTCAAGTTCCTGCGGTAGAGAGAATTCAATTTATCATAAATGACGGAACAACTGATGGTACAATCACCATGAGACTAGGTCCATCTGGTAATACTATTAGTATTGCACCTGGTGGTAGAGTTCTTCTAGCAACCAACGGAACTAACTGGTACCCACTACAAACAACAAGTTCAGGGTGGTCAGCAACAACAATAACGGCAGCAACTGCAAATGCTTTTGGTGGACAAAAATTATTTATAGATACTAGCAGTAACCAAATTACAGTAACATTACCTGCAGCTCCAGCTGTTGGAGATGAAATTTCTTTTATGGATGTTGCAGATAATTTTGATACAAATGCGTTAACAATAAATCCAAATGGTAAAAAAATATTTGGAGCAACAGCAAACGGAACAGTTTCAACAGAAGGAGCTGCATTTACGATTGTATTTACAGGAAATACTCACGGCTGGAAAATAACGGAGAAATAGTATGGCAACGTACGAGTCCAGAAGATATGCGGTACCGATAGAAGCACCAAACATCGCAGACGGAACTGTCAGTAATGCAGAGTTTCAACGTTTGGATGGTGTAACATCAGACTTACAAACTCAAATTGATTCTAAGCTAGCTGCAGCTGGAGCTTTTACAGTGGCAACAGGAATGATTTTACCTTGGGCTGCTGCGATGGCTAATATACCTACAGGTTATTTAGGTTGTGATGGCGCAGCTGTTTCACGTTCAACTTACAGTGCTTTGTTTGCATTGGTTGGAACTACACATGGGGTTGGTGATGGTTCTAGTACTTTTAATTTACCAAACTTTCAAAACAGAATGGCAATAGGTAAATCAGGAACATATGCTCTTGGAGCAACTGGTGGCTCTACAACTGAAAGTTATACTCCTAGTGGATCTGTTTCTGTTACTATAAATAACCACACGCTAACAACATCTCAAATACCAAGTCACACCCACTTCATTATGAAAGAAACTTCTGTAACGACAAACGGAGTATTTGGAGCAGTAACAAATCCTACTGCGGCTAAAGGTAATAACGGTGGTATGGGTTCTTCTGACTATCATACTCAGTTTACCACAGGTACACCTAATGTTGGTTCTACAAGTGGAACTGGTGGCGGTTCAGGTCACAATCACGGAGGCTCAGGTTCTTTCAGTGGTAGTACAGCTACACTTGATATTTTAAACCCTTACATTTCTATTAACTTTATTATTAAAACATAACATGGCTACATACGAATCAAAAAAATACGCAATACCAGGAACAAACATAACGAGTTTAGCAGCACCAAATATGGCTGACGGCACAGTTAGTGATGAAGAATTTCAACGTTTAGATGGTGTAACTTCTGATATTCAAACACAATTAAATGCAGTTATTGGTGCCGGTGGCGGAACAATGACTGGTAATCTAACTTTTGGTGACGATGTTGAAGCAAGGTTTGGAGATAGTGCTGATTTAAAAATATTTCACGATGGTAATGATTCTATCATAGCGGATGCAGGAACAGGGGCTTTAGAAATGAGAGCTTCTGTACTTAATGTACGTAACGCTGCTGACAGTCAAGATATGATTCAAGCAACAGAAGGCGGAGCTGTTACTCTATATCATAATAACAGCGCCAAGGCAGCTACGACGTCTTCTGGTTTAAACGTTACCGGGACTGTATCAGCTACCGTAGGTTTAAGTGGTGCAGGTAGTAGCATCACTTCTATCAATGCTTCAAATATTTCTTCAGGAACTCTTGCTGATGCAAGAATATCTACACTAACAGCAAGTAAACTAACAGGAGCTTTGCCCGCTATTGATGGATCAGCGTTGACTGGTATTAGTTCTGTTCCATCAAGTGCAACTGCTGTGGGAGCAATAAGAGAATTTCAGTTTAGATCAACCAGCGGTAATATAACAGCTGGTAGTGTGAGTGTAGGTGCTGTTATTACATTTCCTTACACTACTGGAAACTTGGGTTTAAAAGATGGATCTGACGTTAATTTTGGTGGCACCAATACTGGTGGTGGCCATGCGGCAAGAGGTAAAGTTGATGGTATAGGTGCTTTTCAAGGCGGTAGCAATGCTTCTTTTGCAGGGAGTTGGAGATGTTTAACTTCTCCTAAAACAGGAACGTTCACAACTGGTTCAGGTCAAAACGCAGTACAAAGAGGTTATAGTTTACCCGGTTTATTTCAGAGGATTTCATAATGCCTTTAATTAAAGCACAGTTTGCAGCAGGAATAGATAAACAAACTACAACTTATGGTGCTGAGGGTCGTTGGATAGATGCAAAAAATGTACGTTTTAGATCAGGTCTTCCAGAGAAAGTTGGTGGATGGAGCAAAGTTGTTACAGGTAAAAAAATTGCAGGTGTTGCAAGAGCAAGCACAGCTTGGGTTTCTTTGGCTGGTGTTCGACATTTAGCACTAGGAACTGATAGAAAATTATACATATATGTTGAGGGTGTCTTTTACGATATCACACCAATTAGATTAGAAGCCGCGTTGACTGGTCCGTTTGCCATGACCAGTGGATCACCGATAGTTACAGTTACACACAGCTCTCACGGAGCAGCACAAGGTGACTTTGTAACCTTTGATTCTTTTTCTACAGCACAAGGGCTAGACATGAATAACGAGTTTGAAGTTACAGAGATTGTTGATGGAAACACATACAAGGTAACTCACACAAGCAATGCCAGCGGTACAGCAAGCTCGCAAGGTGGATCGGGGAACGCGAAATATCAAATAACAACCGGGACAAATATATCGTCTTTTGGTTTTGGATGGGGTACTGGAACGTGGAACTTGGATGCTTGGAACACACCAAGATCTTCAAGTGCAATTGAACTGGAGGCGACATATTGGAATCTAGATACGTTTGGAGAGGATCTTCTAGCAATTAGAAACGATGATGCTTTATATCGTTGGGACCTATCAAGTGGCACAAACAACAGAGCTGTAAAAATATCACAAGCACCTGGAACGAATAGACTGGTTTTGGTTTCTTCTCCTGACAGACACGTATTTTTATTTGGAACAGAAACAACTATAGGAAATGCTACAACTCAAGATGATTTGTTTTTACGTTTTTCTTCACAAGAAGATTTTCAAACATGGGCACCAGCGAGCACAAACACAGCAGGTTCTTTTAGAATACAAGATGGTTCTAAAATTGTTGCAGCAGTTAGATCAAGGGGTTCTATTCTTGTTTGGACTGATACAGCGCTACACGCTTTGAACAACATTGGTCCACCTTTTATATTTGGTCTAAACCAAATTGGTGCTAACTGTGGCGCTATCTCTGCAAATTGTGTAGCTGATGTAAACGGTGTTACTTTCTGGATGAGTCAAACAGCTTTCTATCAGTTTGATGGTGCAATCAAAAAACTAGATTGTACTGTGCAAGATTTTGTATTTGACGATATTAACTCAACAGCAAACGGACAAGTTTCTATTGCTGTTAATACAGACTTTAACGAAGTAACATGGTTTTATGCATCAGAAAGCTCCAACTTTTTAGATAGAAGTGTTACATACAATTACCTAGAAAATGTTTGGTATACCAATTCTGGTTTTACAAGAACGTCTTGGGTTGATCGAGGAGTTTACGCGTTGCCTTACGCAACATATTACGATGCAACTTCTATTCCTAACAACGAAACTATTTTAGGTGTAACAGCAGGGTGTACAACTTTATACAGGCACGAAGATGGTTTTAACGATGACGGTGCTGCTATGGATTGTCAGATTACAAGTGGTGATTTTGATATACAAGAGGGCGATCAAGTATTTTTATGCTCTCGTGTCATACCTGATTTTAAAGATCAAGCAGGCAGCACTGATATAAAAATAGAATTTGCAAATTATCCAGCAAGTACAAATACAAGAAGTTTTACAGGCACAACATCTTCAACTACGAAGTTTTTTTCTACCAGAGGCCGAGGTAGACAAGCAAATATAAAAATATCCAGTAATGCCGTAGACTCAAACTGGAGGTTTGGAACAGTTAGATTAGACATTAGACCGGATGGAACTAGATAATGGCAAAAATTAATATTACAAGACTACCACTACCTCAAGATGATTTTGATAGGCAACAGCAAGATATACTTATTCGTGAGTTAGAGAACATAATTAACCAATTAAACTTTACTTATCAACAAGACTTACGTGAAGAATTAACAGCAAGGAGCTGGTACTTAGGATGAGTGACGTATATAAAAATAGAAGCGTTGCTTTGGCAAACACAGCACAGACAACAGTTTATACTGTGCCCACAGCTGATGTATCTACCACACCACCACAAAAACCTGTACAGGCAATAATAAGATCCATTCGTATTTGTAACGTATCAGGGGGTGCTGTAACAGCTGATGTTGTCAATACGGACGCCAGTGTCGGTGCGAGCATAAATATAACCAGTGTTTTATCAATAGCTGCAAACACGGCCACAGAAATTTTATCTCAGCCATTGGTTGTTGAAGATAGTGATGCCATCAAAGTTACGGCTAGTGCTGGTGGTGCTTTACACGTAATTGTATCAGTATTGGAGATATCATAGTGAAAAAGATACAAGAATCAAAGATTTTGGGACATCAGATAATAGAAGGCAAAGAGGTCCCAGTTGTACAACCTGAAGTATATGAGAGAATATATTGTAAAAATTGTGGAAATGAGGTAGATTCACATGAACAGGCTACAGGAGTCTGCAGTAATTGCGGTAAGTCTTGGGCAGAGCACAAGGCCACCGATATACAGGTTAAAGTGGTTCAGATACCATTAGGTTCTGGATCAGGAGAATAACAAGACTAACCACCTTGCGGTAGAATATGGATGATCTATTAGATATCATAGGACTATACAAAGAACACTATCCGTTATGGTCTAACGAAACAATAAAAGACATCTATTATCACATTTACCCGTCATTAGTACTAAGCCAATATTCTATTCACAGAGACGATGATGGAATTTATGGTTTTACAAACTGGGCTTACCTAGATGACAAAACGGAACAAAAATTTTTAGACGAAAAATCATTAGATATTAATGATTGGAGAACTGGAGAAAACACTTGGGTAATAGATTCGATATACACAAAAGGGCACAACAGTATGAAGTATAATAAAACATTTTTTACACATCTACTAGGACCAGGTAAAACAGTTCAGTGGGTTAGATTTGCACCCAACGGTTTAATTAAAAATCACTTTAAAGTTACCACTAAGGAGCATTGGTTATAATGGGATCGATTAAGAAAAAATTAACTAAAACATTAAAAAAAGTAACACCAAAAGAAATAGCGCCTATTCTACCTATCGCTGCTATGTTTATTCCAGGCATGCAGGGATTGAGTCCTATGTTAAAGTTTGCATTACCACAATTGCTGACGGCTGCCGGTTCAGCAAGAACTACAGGTAAAATTAGTTTAGGAAACCAAGCTTTGGCAGCTGCTGGATCACTAGCAGGCATTCACGCTGGTAACCAAGCATTAGCAAACCAAGCGGCTGCTGCAAATGCGGGTACACCAGGATTACAGGGTTATAAAGCAGCGTCACAAATAGCAAAGAATCAAGGAATAATGAATCAAGCATTATCTAACGCAGCTGCTGGTATAGCTAAGACCCCTATCATAGGAAAACCTTTTACAGGACTAGGAGAGGGCATGTTAAGTGCAACTAGTTTACTTCCAGGTGGACGGCCGCCTACGAATATAGGATTGAGTACATTAGGTCCTATATCTATGGGGACAACGATGATGGCAATGGATCAAGCAAACGCTCCTGTTGAAAAAGGCACACTAGATGATGGTGGTATGACACAAGCAGCTTATGATTCTTTCTTACAACAAGGTAAAAATTTATATACTGATGATGAACTTAACGCTTACTTTGCTCCTCTAGGGGCTGCGATGGGTGGTAAGTATAATATGCTTCCAAATCCTTTCCCTCAGTTTGCTGCTGTACAAAGACCTATGTTCCCAGGATTAAATTATTCTGGTCTTAATTTAGTAGACAGAATACCAATTAAAAAAGGTGGTCGTGTAGCATTGAAGGGTGGTGGCATGGACGCTGGTGCGAGTAGTTCGTCTGGTGATCAAGGTGCAGGAGCAGGAGTTAGTGGCGGTGTAGCCGGAAACATGGGTGGATCACAAACAGGAGATAATTCTGGTAACAAAGGAGATCCTAGCACAGACACCACTGATACTGATACTAATACTAATACTAATACTAATAACGACCCTAACGCTAACAAGATGACACCAGCAGAGGAAGTCCTAGCAAAAAACCAGGTAGATCCATTTAGTCCATTTGGAACACTAGGATACAATCCTTACGGCGAAGATGATGATGACGGTTTGGGTATTAATGAGTTTAGTGTTGGTCCTGGTACTTTATCAATAACACCAGAGTTTAGTGGATTTACTCCTGTTGGAATAAGTGCTGGCTATACAGTAGGTTTTAATAAAGGTGGAGAAGTAAAACCTAAAAAAAGAAAAGATGCTTTAGCAGAAATAGAAGAACAAAAAAGAATACAAAGAGATGCTTTATTCCCTGATGGTTCTCCTGGTGCAAACGAAGAAGTAATGTTTGACGAAATGAGAAGAAAAGAACTAAACCCTACAGGCAGAGCGATGGGTGGTCGTATTGGATTGGCTAATGGTGGTGACTTAAAATATGCAGTAGAAAGTTTTATAAGAGATTTTCCTGAGTTTGAAGATTTAGATTTAAAAGATCTTTACAAAGAAATGGAAAAAAGAGGATACCTTGGAGATCGTGATGAAATGAACCAAGGCGGCATAATGCTAGCAATGTCTGACCCTGACCCAATGGCAGAACGTTTTGACATGATGGAAAACTTAGCACTAGATATTTTTAAAAGACCTTTAAGAAGTTTATCTGACGCAGAAGTTTTACAATTAGAAGAGATTATAGATGACATGATGCCAATGGCAGAAGGTGGAAGCGTGCCACAAACAAAAAATATACCAGCTGGCATGCAAATAGATGGACGCGGAGGCGGATTCATACCTATGGGTGCAAAAGAGAAAAAAGATGATGTGCCTGCAATGTTAGCAAAAAATGAATTTGTTATGACATCTGATGCAGTTAAAGCTGCAGGAGGAGGGGACGTTAATAAAGGCGCACAAAGAATGTATGACCTAATGAATACATTAGAGGCAAAAGTGTAATGGCAACAACTATTGAAAGATCACAGGAACTATCGTCTCCCGCTATTGAAACCGCCTTAAATTTATACGGTCCAAAATTAACAGGTATTCTTTCAGGAACAATAGATCCTACAAAATTTCAAGGTACTGATTTTGTAGCAGGTCAAAACGCATTACAACAAGAAGCAGCTAAACAAGCTTTTGCACAGCAAGGCTTCGATGTAACCTTTAATCCAGTAACAGGAAAACCAAGTATAAGTGGTAGTGGTATAGCAGACTTTCAACAATTTTTAGATAACGCAGGGCAAGCTGCAACACAAATTCAAGGTGCCGGCCTCGGTACATTACAACAAGCAGGACAACAACTAGGACAAGCAGGGTTAATGGCAGATGCTGCACAACAAGCTGCCATAGCTGGCCAAGGAGCAGGAGCCGATACGCTGGCTCAAACTGCTGGTTTTCTAGGTCCTCAAAACTTAGGTCAATTCATGACTCCGTATCAACAAGAAGTTATTGATACGACCATGGCTGATTTACAACAACAAGTGGCAGAACAACAAGCACAGTTTGGTTCTTCTGCAGGTAACGCATTTGGTGGATCGAGGTTCGGGGTTGCGCAAGGACAATTAGCTGCTGACGCTGCTTTAGGCACAGCAAAAACAATGGCTGATTTAAAAAATCAAATGTTCCTAAACGCACAAAATGCGCAAGCACAAAATATTGCTTCAGGATTAAACATCGCTACAGGTCAACAGAAACAAGCACAAGATAATCAAGCGTTGTTTGGAACAGCTCTACAAGGACAGGCTGGTTTAGCAGCGGCAAATCAAGCACTCGCTGCAGCTCAAATGTCTCCATTCCAAAACGCACTAGCTGCTAATTTACAAGTGGCTAAAGCAACACCACAACTCGGAGCGCAACAGTTTGGTATCATGAGTGCGTTCGGTGACACGTTCCAGAATCAATTACAAAAAGAATTAGACGCTACTGCAGCTCTTGGTAAATCTCAACAGTATGCACCGTACGAACAACTTGGTTTTGTAGGTGATCAAATAACTGGATTGATGGGTGGCTACAAAGGTGGTACAACTATTGGATCAACGGAGACGCAATTATCAGGAATGGAAAAAGGATTAGGAGCGGGTATGGTTGCTTCTGGTATTCTTTCAAACCTAGGAGGTTTATTTACTTAATGGTACAAGCTTTAAGAAGAAAAATGTTTAAGTTAGGAGGCGAAGTATCAAAGTCGCACGGCGTTGGTATTACGTCTGGACTGAGCTACAACAAAGGTGGTCGTGTTGGTTTTGAACCGGGTGGTTCTGTGCCAGGAGTTATAATGGAAAAACTTAAAAGGAAACCAAAAACAGCACCTTTTGCTTATCTTGCAGAACAATTAGCAAGACTTGGACCCCTTGCGAGCAAATTTAATCCGCTCAGAGCTGATGGTCCTATAAAAAGTCCAATTAAATATATGATGGGTAACCCTAGTGCAGCTCCTAGAGGCCTACAATATTTAGACGCTAGTGTTGGAAGAGGTCTTAGAGGTCTTGAATCTCTTGCTTATTACGGAACAGGATTCGGTGCTGCTCCTCTATATTCTACATTCGTAGGTCGAATGACTCCTGAAGAAAGAGAAAACGCTACCGATCTTCAAAAAGCGGCAGACACGTACTTAGGTTTATCAGAAGCTGCTACAGATTTTATGGCACCTCTTATTACTACAGGTGCTGTAGCTACAGACACCTTGCTGGAAGCAGCAAAAGACGAGCCAAGTTATCTTGACGCTTTAACTTTACCTGATATCTATAGAAAATATATTGGAGATGGTTTACCAGAAGAACCTGCGCCTGGTCCGTTGGTAAGCGGCACGGCCGGAGAAGTAATGTATACATCACCACAAGACATAGCAGACAAAATAGCTGAGCTAAACAGACAACGTTTAGAAGAAGACATAGAAATGTACAGGTCAGTTATTCCTGAAAAAGAGGTAAACCCACTACAAATGCTTGGTACTCCATTAATTGAAGGTGGTGCTGCATTATTATCTGGAGAAGGTTACGGTGCAGCGGCAAGAGCATTTAATGAGCCTTTAGAAGCAGCCAAACTTTCAGATGAAGAAAGAGAAGCTGCTATAGCATCAGGTGCAGCAGAATTTGCATTAGGTAATTATGCAACTGAAAGAGCTTTAGAGGATGCAACAATTGCAGAATTAATAAAAACGGGGGATTTAGCAACAGCAGAACAAGTTCAAAAATATACTTTAGCTAACAAATTAGCTGGTGGTTTCGTACAGACACTACCTGAAAGTCCAAAAGAACCTGGAATACTAGATGTTGACAATCTAAGTCCTGCTACAGTTTATCAAAATCCTAAATCATTAAAAAGGGATGAAGAAACACCTATCGGTGGGTTGTTTGTTGCTGTCAATAAAAGCGGAACTGAGATGAAAGGCTTTGATAGTATAGAAGAAGCAACAGCATATGCTCAAAGCGGATAGGAGTTAGAATGGTCAACCCCCTTTTAAGTTTTTTAATAAAACGATCTAAGAAACGTTTACTAGCTTACAAAAATTCACCTGAAGGACAAAAAGAACTTAGACCAAACCCTGAAGAATACATAAAGGGAAAGTTTTCTGCTGCGCAGAAAAAAGATTTTAACGAAAGACCCGAATACCTTAAATTTCTTGCTCTTAACAAGACTCCGCTAT